ATAGTCATATCACACTTGGTTAGCTGAATCTTCTTTTGCATAACGAACTATCTCCTTATCTGTCTTTTCTAAGTGGCAAGGAATGCACATTGTTTGAGTGTTAGTAAGATCGTCTCTACCACCATGACTAAGAGGTACAATATGATCACATTCTAGTTTGTGTTCATTGAATACTTCTTGGCATTGTTGGCAGATGAATTCATCTCTTATTAGTGTTAGTTCTCTTAGTCTTTCGTTGTTCTTTCTACGTGTAACGGCTATTGGGTTATCTGGTTTAGGTTTTGGTATCTTGATTCGAGGCATTCGTGGCGGCATTGTATCTATCCAAACAGTCTTGTGCGTCTTGCTGAGTTAGGAAGTATGTACCTCCACCAGCGTCTAGTGTATTACGTTGCATAGATGTAAATGGTTTACCATCATTACGTAAGTATTTGTAATGACCTCCATCACTAGCTTGGCCTCCCACATAGTACATACCGTAGCACCAAGAATCTGGTAGTCCTTCTACTTTACGTAGGTATTGTTGTACAGTCATTGTCATTTCTGTAGTTCTCTCTGAGCTTTGAATGTTCGTCTGCTACACTGATCTGCCGTGGTTGACGTGGAATCCGTACTTGCTTTCGGCTTCATGTCTAGCTGTTGCAGCAGCATCTAAAGAAGTAAAGTAACCAAGATGGATGTACTTATTATTTACTACGATACCAGCTTTGTACTTGTTGGTTCTTTTAACAAAGTATACGCCATGTACTCCTGTTGAGTTGTTGGTTGGTAGTTTCCTGTTACGCATGTTACCGTGAGTAGTTGTGAGTCTCAAATTACTCAGCTTGTTGTTTTCAGTGTTACCGTCTACGTGGTCAATTACACCATCTTCACACCAATAACCAAAAGATAGTGCCCAAGCTATGTTAGACACACTGTACTCAGTTCCATGTATAGTTATTTTGTAGTAACCAGCACTGATGTGACCTTTGAACCAACCTTTAGTACAGTTTTTATGTGTTGGTATCTTCCATTTTATCAGCCCAGTTAGTGGATCATAGTCAATCCTTCTGTTTAACTCGTGTATACTAACCATGTTACTTATCCATAGTTCTTACAAATTTGAAGGTTCTTCGAAACGCATTTGTCACCCAAGTTGGGCAGGTCAACACATGATTTCTTCGACCGGACATTCTACGTTCTTGCTCTTTGTCTTGCAAGATCACTTTCATAGATTTCAGATCTTCAATTTTACGGGTGAGAGTTTCAAGAGGCACATTTGTTGAGACTGCCACCGCTTGCCGGTTCAAGCCTTGCTGAGAGAGACAAACAGCCTTGAGAATTTCAAATTGGCGACCGTGGGCAGTGTCGATTGCCACCTTAACCAGACGTTTCTTGACCTTATCACTAATCTTAGATGAACCGTATACATAACAGAGGCATAAAGCTAACTTTGTAAACAGCTTGCAAAGACGGGTAGAGGCTTCTGGTCTGCTGTCGTAGGTTATCTCTTCTCTGTCGTGTTTACGCGGTGCTGATGCTCGACTACAAGCTACAACATCAGCCAGTGCTTGTATTAGTAAGCAGTCTTCATCTGTGAAACTAGGCCGGATAATATCCTCGTTCTGGAGTCTGGAATGTAAATGATTGATGAACCCTGCCGTATGCTGTCTTTGTTTAGGGAATGATCTGCTGTCACCTTCATCATTTCCTTCTGCCACAGACAACTTACACCCGGATAAGATGCGTCTAATAGCCTTAGCGTTACGTTCTGTTTCTGTCTCACGAGTTGTCTCTAATCTGCAATGTAGAAAGCGTTCTCCTAATGCTGCCATGTTTAGGGCATAGACTCTTTCTGTAATACCGATGATCATACCGAATGATATGTTAGAAAAACTAGCTGATACCCCGTTACGGTACTTAACTTCAATAGATGAATCGAATACGTCACGTAACTCACCGTATACGTTAGCTAGTTGCTGAGGTGTAGATTCTAACATCAAAGTACCGTCTTTTATGATTAGGCACTTATTCTGTAAGAATGGTATCAGATGTTGTCCTTGTCTACTACCGCTAATCAACCCTGTGAACTTACTTAATGCTCTTGTATGATGCTCATCGGAACATAGTAACTCACAGATAGTTGACTTACCACTCGACGGAGCACCAACCAAGTACATCCATAAAGGCTCATCTCCTAGTTTAACTGCAATGTGAATAGCGAGACAAATAGCAACACTGTCCTCGAAAGACTCTGTCACCATCATGTCTTGACGATAGATCTTCATTAGTTCATCGAAGTCAGTACAGTGTCTAGCTTTAATTACACTGATTTCCTCCATGTCGATCTGAGTTAACGAAGCGTTAATCAATTCTACTAGATTACTCATTGTTTAGTCTTTCGTTGACCACGTAGCAGTGCTGAACCTCTAAGTCCTTGTACTTTGTACCTGTCTACAATAGTGTTTCTAGGGATACCAGTTCTTTCAGCCCACTCAGATGGGCATAAGGTAACTCCATCAATTTCTATTTGTAGATTATCTCTTCTGTTTCTATTCTGTTCAGTCCTACTAGACCATTTTACGTTGTCTGGTTCGTAGTTACCGTCGTTATCTTTGCGGTCTAATGTTTCATCAGCAGTTTTTACTCCTAGTATACGTTCAATATCTTCAATGAAGATGAAGACGTTATGCCACTTATCATAAACAGAAATACCACGCCCACCGTACCCACCGTATTGCTTATGGTTCTCATTGTAGCATCGCTGCATCATTTGCCGCCATGTGCCGTACAGTTCATGCCCTCGTAGTCCGTGTTTCTTGTTGACACCTTTAGCACCTTCAGATCTAAGACAACCACAACTTTTAGCTCTAATAGCGTCTGCGTATCTGATGGTGTATTCTTTGGTACATACACACCTAACAAGAGCTTGTTTTTGTATACCTTTAACTCTAGGTAGGATCTTTAGTATGGTTAACATAGCTACCTTTCTGAGAAAGCTAGGTGAAGGTCACGAACATCAAAACCAGATTCTAGTTGTCCTGAAGGTAGTGTTATCTTACCCCAATCGAGATAAGATAAGCTGAGGTGTGGAATAGTGTTACTCTTAACATTGCGGGCAACGTAATCAATACCGTCTTTCCCCGCAGTATCATTGTCATACAACAACACAATATGTTTGTCTTTCAATACAGACAAGTGTGCTGAGTTGAAGTACGATCCACAAGTAGCCAGTAGATCAATACCTGTATCTTTCATCTGAGGATAGATAGTAAAATAATCCCACCATCCTTCAGCTACCCAGATAGTATCAGACTTGCCTAGATTTTGCATACCAACAACTGTAAGTGCAGTTGGTTTAGGACTGCCGTATACAATGTTGGTATTTGGAACGTACTTATGTAGTGATATTAAATGGTTCTTTTGATTGTAGATAGGTAGCCAGTACAGATCAGCATAGAATCTTACACCACACTCTCTGAGTGTTAGAGGTTTGATACCTTTCTTCAGATCACAGAGATTAGCAGCTTCTGACTTCTTTAGTTGAGGCAGTGACTCATACCACTTTCTTAGGTAAGAGAAAGCATTACCCTTCTCTTTACATTTGAAACAAGAGAACTGATGTGGTGCTTCACTGTCCATAGATAATGAATCAGATCCACACCATAAACATTCAGTCTTTATGTTATTGTCTGTACCTCTAAATTCTACGTTTAGGTGCTGTAGTAGTTTCAAATCGCACCTACTTTCTTTTGGAATTCAGACCATTCACGCTCAGTCATTGTTCCCGGTTTAGCACACTGTTTAACACCTAGGTTCCACATTGTGTGGATTAGTTGCATTTCCATAGCACTGAACTTCTTAGCATTCAGTACATAGTCTTCGAATGCTTCACAAGCTACAGGTACGATTTGTTTGACAATCTCGTACATAGCATTAGCGTAACTACGGATCTCATACTGAGCATGTGAATCCATTCGTAGACGTAGGAAGTTGAAGATGTTATGCAGATCACATTTCCAGTATGCTCTAGTGTATGTGCTAAGTGGTAGATCCTTTCTGGCTTGTTCTTTAGCTATACCTGCATCAAGTCTTTGTTGGTAGATCAATCTAGCCTCTTCATGGAAGTCTTTCTCAGTGTTAGAGAGGAATTCTCCATCAATATTGGACTTTGTTCCGGGATGGTATGCTTCAAGAAATCCATCACTACCTTGTTTATTATCAGTAGCTTGTAGTCTCCATTGATCAGGTACAGTTGTTTGACACATATCGATTGCTTCTGTGTAACGAGTACTATACTCATTTACATTAGCGGTCCTATGTCTAATCCACTGCCTCCAACAGTCCATAGGTACTTGCACCATAAACTTAATCTCTACCATTTCAAATGGTGTAGTGTGTTGGTGAGACATTAGATAACGAATTAGTGCTCTGTCTTTAGATGGTGTTTCAGTATGCCAAGCATTTTTACAGGCAACCCAACCATGCTGTTCTAAGTCTACAACACCATCATGTGTCTGACACTCAGGGCATACAGCTTTATCTTTATCGTAACTAACTCTTGCTGCCTGTACAATACTAGAGTCATCACCCATAGCGTCTACAAGACAGATGAAGCCGTTATCCAGTACTGGATATTTCTTAAATTTAAGTTCGTTAATGTTCATTGGTTTGTCTTTTCTAATAGGAGTACCACACTTACCGCGATGCCTGCACAAGCATAATCCGCATATGTTGTCATTGTCCATTTCTTACTAAGCTCCAGTTACCCCATTCGGGTGTATCCAAGTCAGTATAGAATTGTCTACCTGAGTTGAGTGTTATTAAAAATTTATCTTTGTGTTTAATATACAACCACGTTCCTGTTCTAGTACTTCTACCGTTAGTCCATTTAGCTTGTTTAGGATACAAGTTTCACCTCCTTAGTTTCATTCCATCGTCTTGTGGTTATTTCACATTCAACAGGTGCTAGTACACCATAGTGCAGTGCTGCCTCTTCCATCAGTTGCTTTAGTCTTAAACCATGCTTCTTAGGGAACTTAGCTGGCATATCGAAGTCTAATTCATCGTGGACCTGTAGGCACAAATGCCCTGCTGAGTAGTTAGATGCTAGATAGTCATCACACATTCTCATAGCACGTTTAACTATCTCTCCTTCGCTGCCTTGGACTACATAACATACTGCTGCATGTGCTGCTTTCTCTTGAGTAGCTTTCCACTTAACTTCTTTCATAGGTACATCAAGTGGGTAGCCCCCTAGTGTTCTAACAGGATCACCATTCTTTAACAGTTCTTTCTGATACTGGATGAAGTCATGTGCATTAGGGAACATAGCACAGACAGTATCCCACAGCCCTGACATACCTGCAGTTGATTCAATCTTACTAGGAGATGCACCAAAGATAAATCCAAAGTTAACATTCTTAGCAATACGTCTCTGCCCCTTACTTGGTGCCTGTTTATCACTTAGTCCAAAGATCTTTCTAGCAGTGTAATCATGAGCATCCCATCCTTTAGCGAATGCGTCAATCATATCCTGTTCTTGAGTAACTACTGCAAAGATACGTAGCTGTAGTTGGGAGTAGTCGTTACATAACCACCACCTACCTTCTGCTGGTCCGAAGACTTCTCTAAGGGGTGGCGAGTTTTCTAGCAGTGCAGTAATATCATCGAACTCTTCCTCGAATGGGTTTACAGCTTTAGTTACTGTCTGTAGTGGTGGGTTCTTTGCTGACAGTCTGAGTGTGTCAGTACCTACGATAAAGAAGCTAGGATGTACAGTACTGGTGATTCTAGCATTATCGAAGTTGATAAGATAACCTAGCTTCTTTTCATACTTTCTCAGTGCCATCATCTTAGTCAGGAACTCATTAGCTTGCTGAGTAGTAGGATCTTTAGGGTTGAATGATCGTTTAATGCTAATGAGTGTAGCAGCATCAACACTGTCTAATCCTGACTTGGTTTCTTTACTAGCTGTTAATCCCATATCTTCAAATAGGATCTTCCTCAGCTTGTTATCAGTAATGTCTTTTACTCTAGCAATTCTTTCTGTATCAGCAGTGAGTTTTTTAATCCATTCAGTACAAGTGTTAATAGCTTCCTTCAGTTCTCGCTGATGGATGTTGATACCGTGCATTTCCATCTTATAGATGACGTGCAAGATCTGGTTATTTACTTCCAGATAAGTCATCACATCTTCATCATACGATTCGATAACAGACTGCATTAAGCATTCAGCTAATTCGTATGTGTTTATGCAGTCGTCTTTCAGATACTGAGCTACTGCCTCTTCGCATTGAACAGGATCAATACCGTAGTCTAGTAGTTCTTGTTTAGGGAATTCTATAAAGACTTCGTACGGCAACCACATATCAGACTTATGCCATCTAGGTTGAGCAACTTTCCATAGAGGCTTTAGTTCAGGACACTTATCACTGGCTGTTCTCCATGTAGGTCTGCGTTTCTTCACAAACATTCTACACTTCTTAACCAGTTCATCTAATACATTCTCAGATAGGTACTCTCGATCAAGATACTGAGGTGTTAGTTCTTTAAGTCCTCTAGCGTCAGTGTTGTGGTGTAAGTGACTAAGTATAGTGGTATCGACAATACGCTTCCAGAATTCTGGTTTAGTAGGTTCATCTTTGTGGAAGAATCCTGCTTCTACCAGTGCCTTGATATCAAATTCACTGTTGTGGATAGCAATTAAATCTTCTGATTCAAACATATTTCTAACATTGGTTATAGCAGCATCACCAAAACCAATGTAGCGTCTACGTGTTTCAGGGTTGATACATCTATGAGCCATTTCGAAGTCTTCACCATTATATATACCTGCTGCGAATGTTTGGCATCCATGAGTGAAATACAAGCCGGTGCACTCCGTATCAATTGAATACATTAAATATGCCTCCATATCTTTCTTTTATGGATTAGATTTATAGTGCCGTTGCTTACACCATATATTTTAGCTATCTCTCTTTGAGTTATTCCACATTTTATTAGATGGCGTATTCTCAGTACGGATTCATTTGTGAGTTTAGCTGCAGCATTCAGTTCACCATCTTGATCTTTAGTCCTACCTTTATTTGCCATGTCTTTAGAATTATCTGCATTAGTTCCTAACCATAAATGGTCAGGATTAACACATAAAACATTATCACAAGAATGACAAACTAGTAAGTCACCGATAGGTTCTAGTTTGAATGCTACATACGACACCCTAGCAGCTAACTGTGACTTAACTCCTACACTAATTCGTGCTCTACCGTTAGAAGTAAAACAACTTCTAGTCCAGTTCCAACACTCACCGACAACTGTATGGTTATCTTCAATGAATTGTTTTCTGTCTGACAAGTATTCAGGCATGTCAAGTAACTCATCAACATGCTCTATACTACAAACTCCACCTTTCCAGTTAGGATTTCTACTAGCTTTTCTAACCATAACATAGTCTTTCCTTAATGAAGAAACCTACCAGTGAGTTTGCTGGTAGGTGAATAGTCTGGTAGGGATTCGAACCCTACATAAATCAATAGATCGGCATCGCCATTCTGCCACAGACTACACACCGTTGGATTGGTTAACTGTTAACAGCCCTGTCCGTCACTGCCGGTGTCAGTGGTTCTTACTCTGCAGGTGCTGATAGTGCTGAGAATGGAACAATAATCTTCTTTGTTCCATTGTCGATAGTACACTTCATAGTTTCATCATTAGCAGCAGTAACAGTTACTTCATTACCCTTGTAGAGCATGATGTAACCTACCCATTCTGAAGGTGGTGCAGGTGTTTCTTCTTCTACCTCTTCAATAACTTCCTCTGTTACCTCTTCCTCAATAACTTCCTCTGTTACCTCTTCCTCAGTAGCTTCCTCTGTTACCTCTTCCTCAGTAGCTTCCTCTTCCCATTCGTCTACTGCTTCTTCTGCAGCAACTTCTGCTGCCATATCAGGATCGTCAGTTTCTTCAGCGTATTCAGTTGCTTCAATCTGCTTAGCAGCATCAGCAAGACCAACTACATTGATGAACTTACTACCAGGCTTCTTGCCTGATTTAACTCTTAGAGTGATAATTGATTTAGACTCAATGATATCCTTGATAGCTTTATCAAGTTGAGCATCATCTTCCACATCAGTACTAACACCGACAAGTTGTAGTGTTTCAAAGAATCGGTTCTGTACTTCTGTTGCAGTTTCTCTATCACTACTCTTAAAGGAGAAGAAGATATTCATCTTCTGACCTTCGTAGTCACCTTCATCTACGCATCTAAACTCCAACACTGCACCAAGAGTCCCATCCTTAGTATAGTGGCTAAGACGTGAGAGATTAGAGTTGTAATCTCCATCAGGTCCATCGAATTCACGTACTGCTATAACTTTCTTAGCCTTAGCCATGTTCTTAGCTAGTGCTGACTGTTTCTTCATTGCTGCAAATACTGATTCAGTAGCTGGAGCATTAGCAGTCTTTGCTGCTGGTTTAGGAGGGGCCATAGTATTAACCTTACTTTTATTGAGAAGTTTCTTGAAATCCACCATGTTTACTAATTTTACTACTGTTTATCTGCTCTATCGATTGCAGCTTGGTCTGAGTACACGTAATTTTTGTATCTTTCTGCTAGTTTCTCCATATTATGTTCGAGTGTTTCTTGGCGGGTAATTCCTAACTTAGCTCTAAGTGCTTGCATGTAGAATTCAAGATCACCTAGTTCTTCGATCACATTATTTCGATCTAAAGGTTTGTTGTAAAATACATGCTTTTTAATAACATCCAGTAATTCACCAGATTCACCACCAATACCAAATGCTGAGTGAGCAAGATCAATCTTATCAGGTGTTAGTGAGTTTAGTACTTCTTGTCCCGGCTTTAATAGAGTACCGACCATTAAACAATGGTTGGCTTCTACAGACGGTACTACTCTTACATCTACCTCTATGTAGTCATTTGCCATTAACTAATACCGATCTTTTCATTGATGTTGCTGAATGTCTCTGCTGCAGACGATCCGCAGAAGATAGGGTCTTGTAGGTTATCCCAATTCTTAGCAGTATACCACGTTTCAGCGGCAATACCTACGAATCTATCCATAGATGTTACAGACTGTTTTTTAGTTTTTTTATCTGTAGCATATTCTGGTTGTCTACCAAAGAAGAACACGTACTGCACTACTTTGTTAGTAGTATTAAAGATACGCTTACCCATATCGGGTTGGTACTTCTTGAAGTCTGGTAGACTAGGGTGTTTAACGTCAATGATAGCACAGTGAGCTAGTAACACAACATTGTAACCTGCTACTACGCATCGTTGACAAGCTGCTAAGAATTCACTGTTCCAATACGCTTCAGTACGTATTACACCTGAACCGTAGCTGTTCCATTCATCCTTTTCTCTACCAGCCATATTACCAGCGAATTCCATAGACGCACAGTGTTGTTCTACTATACGTTCTACACCTGACAGCGTATCAATAACAACTGTTCGTCTATCATGTCCTCCTGCTGCAAATGAGTTGAGTGTTGAGATGATAGCTTCAAATCCGGGGTGTCCAGTATTAGCTGGTATTTCATCAACTGGATACAACGGTTCTAGTCTAACTACTGGTATGTCTTTAGCAGCTACACCTACACGTTTAGCTGAGTCAATACCAGTTTCACCTGCTGTGATGATGAATAGTGGTTTAGGAAACTGTGCTGCTACAGTAGTCTTGCCTTCACCCGGATCACCATAGATTAGGAAGAACTTACCAGTATTAGGCAAGTCAGTATTAGCAAACTTAAATGGTGATGGTCTTGTTAGGGGTTTTGCTGAGAGTTGAGTAGTAGGTTGTAATGGTCTTTTCTTCATCTATTAATCTTTCTTAAACCGAGTGTTGAACCTGTCATTGCATAATGTCTAAATGCCTCATCTCTTCCTTCCAAGTAAGGGTTGAATAGTCCGTAAGGTGTCATCATGTGTAAGTTGTTGTAATGAACATCACCGTACTGTGCATCTTCTGGCTTTAGTATCGACTTGAAAGGTTTTTTACCAGTCATGTAGTCGTACCAGTCTAAGAACTGTTCTAGCTTAGGGTACAGACACACATTCAAGAATCTCCCAAAGCGTTCCATTCTAGGTCTAGCAATGAATTGATAGAAGTGGTCTTCTACATTCTCTTCGATGTACTTAACCAGTCTCTTCAGGTGAGTCTCTTTAGTTTCTGTTTCACGTTTCTTAGGACCACGGTAAGCAAATCCACTAGGTCTGCGTGAGTGTTGATACCAAAGTATCTTAGGTAGCTTACTGAACTTCACATAGTATAGAAGCAAGTAGAAGTTGAACTGTAGATCCATATCGATTTCAGATGCAATCTTTTCTGTATTCCAGTCAGATCTACATTTGTGTTCAAATATGTTATCATCACCACTTCCGTCAAGATAACCAGCAAGTGTTACCTCTCTACCTGAAGGGAGTTCAATAGTGACTTTGATTCTTTCTTCAGCACGAGTGATATCGTAGTTATCAAAGTCATTCTTATATTGCTGAATGAATAGTCTTGTTTGAGCGTAGGCCAGTTCGGTCCACCAACCTATTTCATCCCATTCATCGTGTCTAGCAATCTCTTTCTTGTACTGACGATCAATACAATCTGCCATTCCTTCGTCAGTTCTGGTTTTTATCCATCCTTCAATACCAGAACCTATGAGAGAACCATACCCCATATCTTTATTCCAAGGTATTACAGGCTCTAGCCCTTGGAAGTATTTCAGTTCGAATGCTACGGGGTTGATCCAGAATAAGGATAGTGCTGATACTGATAACCCTTTCTCTGCAGGGTTCCAGATAGTCTTTACTGCCATAAGAATTTTCTTCCGTATTCTGCTATTAACAGTGAGTCTGCAATAGCATGAGTCATTTTGATTCTAGGCCAAAGTCTTTGTGCTGCTGCTTTAGATACGTTCTTATCACCCTTTGTCATACACTGCATACCTTTTTGCCACTTTTGAGGTGTGACAAACTTGTAAGGTATACTAGATGCTGTTAGCAGGCCAATAAGGAATCCAAAGTTCTTACCGAATGTAAACCCACTCTGAGAAGATTGCTGAGGCATAGAGTGCACATTCTCGATAGTTGCTACAGCATTCAACATATCGGTGTTATCGTTCAACCACTGCCAGATATCTAGTTCTGTACCATCCAGCTTACAAGTAGTTATTGTTGCTTCAGTATCTCGGCCTTGTCTAGTGTCTTTCTCCCACCAGTCGATTACTGATATTGCACCTGTCTTACCGGGGTCAATCCCTAGGTATTGCATCGTATTCCATCCTTGAATCAATACCGTGCATCAGTTTGAGTTGTATTTGAATGTAGTGGATAGCTTTCTTCAAGTCTTCTACTGCTGACTTCTTTCTACGATTTCTAGTAACGTACTTAATAGCGTTACCCTCAAAGAAGTTCAAGTCGTTAGCATGGATGTACTCGATAGGTTGAATGGTCCCTTGCTGATAGTGATTACCACCTTCCTGTATTTGTAGGCAAGATTGCTTTACTTCGTTGTTGTTTATTAGGCATTGAGGGCAACCATTTTGAAACTCTATTGTTCGATAAGTATACCTACAAATAGGGCATGTAACTATACTGTTTGCTTCGTCTCTTGCTGCTTTCTCAGTGCATTTAGGGCATGGACCCATTGAATGGTAGTAATCAATACCACACTTCATACAGTTGTTTTTAGTACCCAGATTTCTTGTACTGTTGTTTTCTTCGAATCGCATATAGGCTTTCTGAGGTTAGATAAGGCAACTAAAAGGTACGAGTAGGAGTTGCACCTACATTCCCACTGATCAGATGGAGTCCTACTATTAGACGATCATACCATATGACGGTTACGGGCGTCCGTCGCTGTCTAGTTGCCGTTCAAACAACTTATGCCATTACGATAGTGGAGAAAGACTAAGCCACTAGTATAATGCAGCCGATACCCAACATCACTTACCAGCAGGTACTGGTTTACGCTTAATCATAGGCTTAGCAGTAACTTCAGCATTAGCAGCAGTTGGTTTCTTTACAACCTTAGATAGTGCTGACATTACTCCAGATTTAACAGGGGCTTTAGATTTAGCTGTTTCCACTTCTTCTTTAGCCTTAGCCTTCTCTTTCTCCTTTGCTGCGACTTCGATAGCCTTTGCTGCTTCTTTTGCGGCACGGTCTTTCTCTTTCTGTAGTCGTGCTTCTTCTTTAGCAATCTGTGCTTGTTCTTTAGCTTCCTCTGCAGCTTTAGCAGCGTTAGCTTTTACTTCTGCAGCATATTCGAAACAGGCTTCATCGTACCCAGCTAGTAGCGGTGGGAATGCTGTATAGCCTTCCTGTTCTTTCTTTGTTAATGCAATCTTAGCAGCAGTAGTCTTTTCACCTACAATAATTGCGTTAAGTGCTTTAACGAATGGACCTACAATTTCTAGGTCACGGTCTTTACTTCCCGGTGTGCTGAATAGTTTGTTCCAGTATGTTACTAGAGCATGTTCAGCAGATCCCGGTGTTACAGCATTCTGAGCAATAGATAGCATCGAGTCTAGCAGTGTTTCCATAGTAGGTTTATGGATGTTACCGTCAGCATCTAATGATGCCATGTAGGTTAGACCAGCAATGTAAGGGATACTGATCTTTAGTCCTGCTCCTTCCTCTTCACTTGCTGAGAGAATAGAAGACACAAAGTAGCAGAGATTAGTATGTTCTTCCTTAATGAAGTCCATCATCTCAGATACTACGAACTTAGGTGCTGAACTAACGGTAGCACCACCACAACGCAACCATACTAGTCTTGCAGCACCTGCCAGTGCATTACACCATTTAGCTTTACGGCTGTTAGTGTTAGACCATTCTTTAGGGATAACCTTATCAACGAATTCATCTCGGTAGATAACGTGAGCATGTTTACGAGTCATACCGAGGTCGACGGTATCTGCTGTATCCATTGGTACATTGTACACTACAGCAACTGTTAGCTCGAGGTTAGCATCAGGATACTCTGATGGGTTCTTTTCGTAAGTACTGATAGCTTCGATAAGTCCGTGTAGTCGATGTTGCATCGAGATAGCTGATTCATCTCCAGTGTTATCATCAGTACCAAAGATGAATGGTTCCCCATTCAATCGCCATTTACCTCTAAGCATTTCATTAGCGTATAGCTTGTATTGAGATTTGCTGAGCGGACGATTAGTATCGTTGAAGTTGTCGAGCAGTAGTTTAGCTTTCTCGATACTATCAACTTGAATAACACAAGTCTTTAGTCGGCTTTCTACTACCAGTCCTTCCAGTACAGTCTCTAGACTAGGTTTAGCAGGGGTTTCTTCCTTCATCGTTATTCCTCTAGTGATTAAATGAAATTAGCTGACTAGCCAGAACCCATAAGTGACAGATTCTGATCCACCCCTAACTAATTTATCAGTGGGTCAGAAAATACATCAGATAGGCTCTGACTAGTCAGCTAAAAATGGGGGTGACGGAAGTATATGGTAGAAACGGGGTTCGGTCAAGTCTGATTTATTTTTGAACTTTTCTATTTTTGGTCTGTTTAGACTTTGGAATTTTGGTAGAATTATTTGCATGACGCGACAAGGTGTCGCTGAGTGTGAAAGACTTTGAGAAAGACGAAACAATGACTACTAAAACTTGCGAAGCATTGATTGTTAACGCTACTGCCGGATCAGGTAAGACTACAACTATTGTTGATGGTCTGACCTATTGTGTATCTAAGCGAAGTATTGTTGAAGATTTACGTTACACTCCATCAGAGGAACAGCTTGCTATTTGGGAATGGATGAAAGAACGTATTGACGGGACTAAAGATGTTGTGTTCCTTGCTTTCAATAAGAGCATTGCTGAGGAACTAAGTGAACGCATTACTCACGGTATAGCATCAACTATCCATGCACTAGGATTTAAGATTCTACGTTCTGCTGGTGTTAAGTGTAACAAGCCTAACGCATGGAAGACAGTTAATATCTACTGTGAGTATATGAAGATCGAGAACGTCAAAGAGTTAGACAA